AACCAATACGTGAATCAGCACCAATTGCATTAATAATAGTCGAGAAGTTACCACCAAATCTTTCGATTGAATCGTATAACTGATTGAAGAAAGTAACCTTTGTTGCAAGAAAAGTATTGATTGCATATTTGACATATGATGCTTCGACTGCCGTCATTTTATAAACTGGACATGGCTTACAAAATGAAAAGAGTTCGTATATTTTTTCAAGTGCTGCAGTTGCTTCTGGATCACCACCCATAATATGAAATTGAGGTTCAATGAATTGCTCGTTAGCAGATTTTTCTGTTAAGAACTCAGGATTATAGACAACCTTTTTTCTTTTTTCTGGATCAATCGAAGCAATAATAGTATCCATAATATCAGGCGTTACTGTTGACTTAATAATAATACCAGAGTTTGCGTGATGACATAGCTTCAATACTGCATCTTGTACGATTGTCGCATCAATACCACCATCGTCTAACATAGGAGTTGGCGCGCAAACAAATGTCATGTTTGGTTCCCAATCAATAAGGTCATCAATTGTTGTGCCTAACTTTGGATCAACCAAGAACATTTCAGTTTCGTTTGTCGTAAAACCATATTCAACAGCTTTACCAACAAAGCCATGACCGACAATACCAATTTTTAATTTCACTTTTGCCTGAATTTCTTCACTCATAATTTTTTATATTCCATTTCAGTTTTAATTTCATCGCCTTCTCTATCATTATATATGTCACCCGCAAGAGCTTGTATATTAGAAAGCATATATTCACATAATTTTTTATCGTAAGTTATATCAGTGTTAGCTGAATATCTACATCTTTCACGATGTAAAGCAATTGCTTCGTTTTTCATTGCTTCTATTTTTTGTATTAATTGTTCAATAGTATGTTGCATTATATATTCCTTTAAAGTTGTGGGCCTAACCGTGGACCCACGCGTGCGAATTGAGACGCAACCCTTAAGGTAATTTATAAAAAAGATGAGAGCCGATTTGAGCTGTCTTAAATTCTTTTTTACCCCAATTTGGTTTTACATAATAAGCGTGATAATGAGTTGCTTTATTTGTTGGATCATATTCACGGCCATAAACCATAATAATATACCAAGCAACTGATTCTGCATTTTGATATGCTATATAGTCATATATATTATCCGGCTTACCATCACAATACCACGAAAACTGGCATTGATTTCTTACAGGAACATCTGAGCCATTATATTTTTTCCACCAATTTGATGTCTTTGCTTGGTATACAACATCGCAAATAGTATTTGGATATTTGTTTGAAACAACTCGATTCAACGTAACCCAAGCGATAGCTCGTTTCGAATCAATTGATTCTGATCTTGCTTCAAAATAAATGTTTTTCGCTAAGCATTCAATTTCATCACTTGCTATTTGTCCATAAGCAAATGAAAATAATGTAAAAGTCGAAAGTATAAATGATAATATTAGAATTCTAATCATCTTCTACTCCTTTCTTATGTTTATTTTTTCTTGGGATTTCTTTCTTTTTATCCCCATGAGATCCACTTGCGTTAGACTTTTTTAAAGCCGTGAGCATTTTCCAAGCTGGATCTCTTTGTTTAATTACCCGTTTCATCTTCAAGTTCCATAATCAAATCATCACGAAGCGGAATTGCTTCTTCACCAATAAACTTATATGCCAGAGTAATTCTATCGCATTCTGTATATGCAGCATGCCAACAATGGTTATCAACATCAGATTCTTCAGCAAAAAAGTAATGTCTTGCTTGCCAACCTGGCTTGTCTTCAATTGTAACTACTTCATCTTTCGCTTTATCGTAATAACGAAAGAAACCATTTCCATCACGAGACCATGTAAAGAGTACTTGATACGCAGAAGCATTCCAATTTGTATGCCAACCAACACCACCTTCTGGAGGATAATAATTAAAAAGCGCTGATGAATGAGCACCAATATCTTCCGAAAAGCCATTACGAACTCTTGTTTCAAAGTCCTTTAAATCTTGGCGATGGCGTACAATGTTTGACATAGGCATTGCCATATGTTCTTCTGGAAAGCCACTATGTGGCATTTGTAATTTCCATTCACGAAGAAACTTTTCTGACATGAAATAAGAAGGTTTTATATGCATACCATATTCATGAGAAGAAACTTTATATAGCTCGTTCTTATAGTCAACTCGATCAAAAAATTCATCTACGTATGAATCAAGCTGATTTATTATCGATTTATTTTTTAATTGAATTTCACTCATAATATATTTATCCTATTTAATACCTTCAAGATTTGCTAATCGACTACCAATACGTGTTTTATCAAATGATGGAGTATCTACATGAGTTGGTTCTTTCATAAGAGTTTGTTGATCTTGACCAACATTAAAGAGTCGCATCTTAGGACGATCGATACCAACAACGAATCTTCGATGCTGATTGATGTCATTATAACGATTTTTCAATTGTTTGAACATAATCTGACCAGCTTCTTCAAGTTCTTCACTACTGATACCTGCAAGCATCACATCACAAGTAGCCGGAAGACCAAATGATTCTGATGTATCGGTCAATTCAACATCTGAATTACCATAACCACTTCTTGTGACCTGAGTTGCAGACATAATTGGAATATTAAACTCAACTGCAAGACCACGCATTTCTTCTGCAATTGATTTAATATACGTATAAGAATTAACGCCGCCTGATAAACCTTTGATTTTAGATGAAGCGCAAATATTTAAATAATCAACGTAAATCACGTCAGGCATAAACTTCTTTTTAAGCTTGAGTTCATTGAGAAGAGCACGAAAGTGATTAGTATTTGCTTGTGATGTTGGATATTCTTTGATGACAAGAGAGCCTTTTGACTTGTCTTTGATCGCATCAATCTTTGATGTAAACTTTTGTCTTGTCATATTTGGTACATCTTTGATATTCACATCAAGCAAATTCGCATCGATTCTTTCAGCAATCTTTTCTTCGGACATTTCCATTGTAATATAAAGAACATTATACCCAGATAGAATATTCGCTGCAGCAAAATGACACATTGCCAAACTTTTACCAACACCAGTACCCATCAAAAGAATATTCAAAGATTTACGAACAAGACCGCCATCAGTAATTGTATTGAGTAGATCAATATCAAATGGTAGCTTCCAATCTTCGGCTGAATTATAATAATCAAAACGTTCGTTTGCATTGTCAATATAATCATGACCTACATTGAGATCAAAGCTCACCGAAAGAGCATCAGACAAAAGAGCGGGTAAAGCATCTTTACCACTTACTTTGTTTTTACCTTGAATAATATTAATTGATTCGTAAATTGCATTATTCAATGCTCGATCTTGACACCATTTTTCAGTTGCATCTTTAAGCCAAGCATTATCAATATTCTCTGGCGTAAAGAGCATAGGTAATAACTGAACACCTTCGTTATATTCATTGTCATTGATTTTATCTGACTCATCCATTTTGACTTTGAGAGATTCAACAGTTGGCAATGAATTATATTTACCAACAAAGTCAACAACTTCAGAAAAGATTTTTTTACAAACACCTTCGAAATATTCAGGTTTAATAAACGGAATAACTTCTCTTAAATACTTTTCATTCGTAAGTAAGTTCTTTAAGATGACTGTTTGAGTACTGATATTTTCTAAATTATTCATGTAATTTCACTTTTCGTTTTTGATAGAATCATTATATCATAATATGGCATAAATGTAAATAGTTTATTCAGTACTTTCTTCTTCTGCAATCATAAGCGATTCTAATATCTTACCGCAATGTTTTTGAAATTGTTTGTCAGTAGTACGAAGATCAGCTATAGTTGATTCAACTATTTTTACATGATATTTGAGTTTACCTTCTGAAAGTTTTATGTTTCCGTAATAGAACTCTGTGCCGGCATATTTGCCGGCCAGAATCCTTACATTCCAAAACTTTTCATCACCACTTGCTTCACATAATTCATAATCTATTTTTTCAAGTAACATCATCAACCTCGTCAATATTAAAATCAACTACCTTTGTTGCTGCTATACTAAAAGTATTCTTAATATATTCTGAAAAATCGGTTTCAGTAAAGATTGGATCCCAAAATTCTTTTGTAAGAGTTTTATCTAATCTGACCTTTTGGCCAATAAACTCTCCAGTATCTCTATCAATGCGCTGATACCAGCCATTATTAGGCTTAACAACATAATTACCATGCATAGCAATATCCAAAAGACCACTATACTCCATGACACCACCTTCCCAACTAACTGAGATAGGAATTTTCGACTTTTCTCTAACATATCTGCTCTTTTCTACATTAATAACAAAATCATAACCAGTTACTTCAGTGCCTTTTTTGTTTTGACGGCGACCAATAATAAAGATTGTATTTGCTGAATAATAAATTCCTGTGCCGCCAGATACAATCGCTTTAGGAAATAAACCAATTTCTTGATATGTATGATTGATTGCAATCAATGGTATGTTTTTCATTTGAAGATATGGAGTACACATACGGAATAATGATTTCAATTGTTTTGCTCGAGACATATCAGCGACTGATTTTTCATTCATCGCATCATCAAGCTCTTTTTTCGAAGCAAGGTTACCGATTGAATCGATCATAATAATTACTTTATCATCACGGTCAATTTCTTCAAGCTGAGATACAATATCAAATTTTAGTTCTTCAACGTTTGTAATTGGCGTATGAAGAACACGACTTGTATCAATATTATATTGCTCAAAGTAAGATTGAGGTGAACCAAACTCTGAATCATAAAAGAGAATAACAGCTTCTGGGTATTTCTTTAAATATGCAGAAGCCATAATGAGACCAAATGAAGTTTTGAAATGCTTGGAAGGACCGGCAAGCACTGTCAAACCTGGCGTTAAGCCACCTTCAACATCACCTGAAAGAGCAGCATTGATCATCGGTACATCAGTTTGTATAAATTCTTTTTCAGTAAAGAACTTTGATTCAGCAAGAACTTCGGACGTTTTGATTTTACTATTTTTCTTCAGTTTTGACATAATTGACATATTATATTTCCTTTAATTATTTTGTTCTATATCATTATACAACATATCGACATCATTGTAAATAGATTTTGGAAAATCAAGTAAAGATTTTTTGTCAGCAACATATTCTTTAATTCTCATGCAAATATATCCTCTAAATTAAATGAATTCTCAGGTTCACCGATAAAATGTTGGGTTTTATCGATAATATCTTTGTACACATCCACTGCATCGCAGTGAGACTTCCAAAATTCATATGATTTCTCCCTCCATTCATTCCGTAATCCTGAATCCTTAGATAGTTGTACGATAATTTCCGCATTATCTTGATAACTACCTGAGGATTTCTCTAGGAAAACAGTTCCACTATCATCACATTCAATCACTGGTTTACCGATCTTATTGTGAATGATATTCTCTCCAAAGTGTTTGTGGAAAATAGGTATTGTACCACCACCAATGCAATCTGCATGACAGTATTCGATATTAGCACCGTATTGTTCTGGTTTCAGATGATATAAATCTGAACCAAATGCTGACAGGCTCATACGTTCCATCATTTCATGGTGTGTATAGCCTGGATATAAGTAGGCGCCATTATTGTTTTTCTCAGCGCCATATTCGAAATCACCCGTTTCTCCGTATTCTTTTTCAGGGCGAAATTTATTTACAACTTCCCATCGTGTTGATGGGTCATTAATATTTTCATAGAGGATACCCTTGTATCCGATAGATGCTTCTAAACCTTCAAGAATTGTAATAAATCCACGATCCTTCAATTGTTTCTGATGAAAGTCAATGAGGATTTGTGGACCCTTCCAACCAGCTGAACGACCAACCCATCTAATTAGATTACTTTGTTGGTCTGCTGTAGGTTTCCAATACTTCTTACGATTTTCTTCGAAATTATAACCTACACCAGCAGTTGTAATAGGTTTTTGTACACCATTCTTACGAACCCATTGTGAAAATGGATTTGTAACTGAGTGAGTCATAATCACATCAAGTTGTTCAAGTACTTCTTTTAATTTTGCATTGCGGTTGATAGATTGAATGTTGTGGTCTACTTGCACAATAGACTTACGAACTTTGATATGCTTTAACATATCGATAAAATTGTCTACGCATTCTTCAGGGTGACTTTTTGATGGTACACTAAAGACAATACAAGCATCACATTGATTAATTCTATCAATGACTTCTGTGCATGTCATTAAATCTTCAAACTTACGCGATTTCTTACTGATTTCATTCCAATCAGAACCACGGAAATAATTGACATCGAACTGCATAGAGTTTTGGCGTGGCCATACTTTGTCCATTGTAGCAAAGACTTCAACTCCCATGAGCTTTTGAAACTCTACTACATTTTTAGTTACGCCGCAACCTTCTACACCACGACCCATGAGAACTGCAATTTTATTCATTTTTTCCTCTTTCAAGATTATATTGGTCTAAACACATGTCTTCGATACTCTTAGTCAAAGAGATGAGTGGTGATAGTTCATCTACAACAGATGATACAGCATCACCTACACGCCTTGGTCCTTCAACTATATTAAAGTCAATGCCTGTGACATCTTTCATTGTTTTTATGACTTCTCTTACAGAGAAACCAGTGTTAGAACCAAGACACTCATATGGAGTATTTCTTGGTTTTGTTGTAGCGGCTAATACAATCGCATTTGCTAAGTCCACAACATGCACGTAATCACGAATACATGTACCATCGCGTGTATCATAATCCGTGCCATGAATTACCATTTCGTTTCGTTTTCCACAAGCCACTTCAGCTGCAACACGAATAAGATGTGATGCTGGACCAATTTGCCTTTGTACACCATTAGAACCTGAAACATTAAAGAACCTAAAGATAGTGTAACCATCAGAATTTTCTTTGATTACATCCTCAGCACAAACTTTTGATCTGGCATAAGGTGATGCCATCTCCCATGCAGCCGATGTAGAAGCAAAGATAATATGATCTGTTTCAATATTATCAACTATGTTTTTGGTGCCATTAATATTTGTGTTATAGTAATTTGAGGGATACTCCATGCTCAATGGTACAACAGATAAACCACCTAGATGCACAACAGAATCGTATTCTCCAAAAACATCTTCAGCGATTGTTACATCAACATCATTAAATTCATTTAAGTATGATTTGACATCATTATGGTCATCGTTATAAATGTTAATATCCCACCCTTCAATCCAATGACCCTGATCTGCAAGAATTTTTACTACATGAGAACCAATATAGCCATTACAACCTGTTACCAATACGCTAGACATTTAAGTATTCCTTTTCAATAGCACGTTTATATCGTAAATTTGAGCATTCTGTTTTCATTTTGATTTCCTCTATAATACTTCTATATCAATTGATGCTTCTTCAAACATTTGTTTTGTTAATTCGAAAGATTTTTTCCATTTAGGACTATCTTTGTCGGTCGAAGCTTTACTTACCACAATATGTTTAATGCCAACCTGAATAATTGCTTTTGCGCATTCGTTACAAACAGGTAAACCATGAACAAAAAGATAAGCTCCATTCAATGCTGCCCCATTTTGAGCAGCGTTATATATTGCATTTGCTTCTGCGTGAACCACATATTTTAATTTATCTTCACGTTTTGCATATCGTTCCATATCATCAAAGACTCCACGTGGAAATCCATTATAACCTTGAGATATGACTCTGCCTTTTTCGCCAACAATAATAGCGCCAACCTTTGTACTTGGATCTTTTGACCAACTTGAAATTTCTTTGGCAAGTTTGAGATAGCGTCTTTTCCATTTTTTATGCATGATAGTTCTCATCTACCATATCAAAATGAGCTTCATAAACATGGAGTGAACCGACTTGCCAATGGATATCGCCAACTTCAACGCGCAATTCTTTAGCAAGATTTTCGAGTACGTATTTCTGCCAAGCACGATCATTCTTATAGCCATAGACGACATCATTGCTTCGCATTTGTACTATACAATCAAGTTTATTATCACGAACTACATATTGAACAGCATTAGTGCACATGAAATCAGACATACCATTACGATCGTAATCATTCCACATTGTTGGTCTTGTATAAATCATTGTTGCTCGACGCGAACGAGGATTATTGTTTAGCTCATTCAGAACGTTTTGATATTGGTCATGGTTCTCTTTAGAGAAAATGCACCAGCCATAGTTACTGTTGATATAACCATCACGATCAGAAATGTCTTGCCAGATTTTTGGAATATTACCAGGAATAGCATTCACATTGAGATCTTGCGAATTATACCATTCAATTTCACGTTCGACATAATCATAATTAACTTTGCCAAAGATTGCATCTTCATCAGCAATAAAAGATGCGCCAACAATTTCAAGTAGTTTAACACCTGTTTTATCAAGTACGAAGTCTTCGTTAAACAAAGCTTCTTGAAAAGTGCTTCTGATATTTTGTACGTTCATAATATAAGTCCTTTTGATTTGATTATGATACTATTATACCATAAAACAACAAGATTGTAAATAGATTTATGAATATAAAGTTTGAACTTTATTACGGAGGCCTGAAGAAGAAAATCGATGATCACGTCCATTAAAATATAATTTGATTCCACGAGTTTGGCAAATAGTCTTGCCAGTAAAATCTTTATCACGGTATTCTTCTCCAAGTATTCTTACGTTAATTGGATAAAGAGATAAGATGTCTTCAAGATCCTCTTCTGTTAAATATGGAATAATCTCATCAACATATTTCAAAGCATCTAATTGAGTATAACGTTCAACTATTGTTTGAGCAGGTGAATTTTTATCAGATCGATCAACACTTGGATCGACTTGCAAACCACAAATAAGATGATCACATTGTTCTTTTGCTTCGCGCAGCATCTGTACATGACCCGCGTGCAGCAAGTCAAATGCAGATGCAGTAAATCCTATCACTATGCTATTATTTTTAGTACTTCCCATGTTTCTTCCCAATTTTTAACAGGTACAATTGCTTGAGTAACTTCAGCATCTTCTTGTAATTGGCTACTCATAACTACTGTTTGTTTACGCCCTTTAAAAGCTTCAGCGATTGTATAATCATTACCGCCTTCTTCAGTTTTATCGCCAAAAAATACAATATCTTGACCATCAAAATCTGGTACGACTTGCGATTTATCTGAACCAGGTTTTACGATGTCAATACCGGTTTCTCCAGCAACAGTTGCATTAATCTTTTTACCAAACTTCTTATTGAGTTCTTGAGCAATCGTTGCTCGTTCGTGATTACTACAATCGTATTTGTAATATGCTTCTCTTTGTTCTTGAGTTGCGTTTCTTCCAACAATACTAAAGTTAACTAATCCAGTACGATGTTCAATATGATTACCAGTTTTTGTATGGTAACTTGATTTTTCTAAAGCATTTCGTAACCAAAACGAGATTGAATTATCAAGCTTCCAGTCTGTTTTATGTATATTTGACTCTGCTACATATATATCATTACCAGAACAATTATAAACTATCTTTGCTTTATTGTAAAGATCTTCGCCAATTTGTTCAATTGTCTTTGACCGATCAGAACCTGTAATAAGATATACTTCTTTTTTATCAAAGAAATCCATACAAAATTCTTTGAACTCTTCATTCATAATGCCACGTGATGGAGTCAG